CTGCTTATTCTCAACGCATTGGAGGGCTAATTATGTTCGATACCGCAATGAGTAAGAACATTGCCCGCCTTTATCGAGCTGGTTCAATGAGTGAAGCTAAGCTCGATGACGCAGTTACCAAAGGTTGGGTAACTCCGGAAGAGGCAGCCGCACTGCGTGCCGAAAAGAATCCGCAGCCTGCTACTCCTACCAGTTGATGCGGATTAATCATGGACATTCCGGTACGTCCTCGCGCTGAGTGGGAAGCGCTAGCGCGTAACATTCGCAAAGGCGAAGTTACGCAAGAACTGGAAACTGGTCGTATCAAGATCGGTGATGGCAAGTCTCGTTGGATTCAGCTGCCTTATTCCGGTGTTACAGCAGTTCCCACTACACCAAGTGCTCCGCTTCCTGTTGGCGCTGTTGATGCTTTGCTCGAGCACATTCGTGCTCCTCGTCCGCACACTACCTACGACGAGGGGCCGTCACTTCGGCTTATCTACGAGAATGCGAAGGTCTGATCCATGTCACTTGAGGTTCGGCTTAAGGACCTTGTTACTGCGATCGCCACAGACATCAAGACGCTCCGTACCTGGATTACCGGGTCGTCCACTGGGACACTAGCTAGCCTGGCTACGACGAACAAGACGTCTCTTGTCGGCGCAATCAACGAGCTTAACAGCAAGACCGCTACCGTGCCGCCGGCTTCTGAAGCTGCGGCCGGTGTGGTGCGGCTTGCTACACTCGCTGAAGTTGCGGCGGGCACTGATATTTCTCGAGCGGTTACTGCAGCGGGAGTTCGGCAGGAGCGCATTGCGCTTCGTAATGAGCTCCTGGGTACTGATGTACCAGCGGCACTTGACACGCTTAGTGAGCTGGCCGATGCGCTGGCTGACGATACGGCGTTTGCGAACACGGTGTCGACTGCGCTGGCTGCTCGAGTTCGCACCGACACTGCTACTCAGGCGCTGACTACGGCGCAGCAGAATAATGCTCGAGCTAATATTGCGGCGGTTGGCGTTGCTAGCATTGGCGATCCTGAGGTGGACCTCGTCGCAGCTTACAACGCTGCGAAGGTGTGAGCCTGCAGACCCGTCTTGTAGCGCTGGCCCAAGCTATCGGGGCGGATGTTAAGCAAATCAGAGCAGAGCTGGCTAAGATCAGTTCCGGTGGTAGTTCAAGTCCATGGACCGATCTGATTCTCACCAGCGCAGTTAACGTGATTAATCAGACGCCGGTTGATGTGATGGCTGGTTTTACACCTGTGCCCAATACTCGTTATTTGGTTGACGTATTGCTTTCCGTCAACTCAGCTTCGGCAAACAACGGCGTACAGGCGCAACTTGCTGGACCTACCTCAGGAATTGTTTCGGCAGCAGTAAAGATCGTATCGGCATCATCGGCTAGTGCAGATTTGATTTCGCACGTTGGCTTGAACGTGGTGCAGAACGCAACCGCAAATCTTACTGCACCAAATCTGCTGATGATACAGGCAGTTATCGAGACGGGCGGCACGGTGGGCGCGGGCAATATTCGACCACGAGTGCAGTCTGAAACTGCAACAACGAGTACGATTCGAGCTGGTTCTTCAATGCGTTGGCGAACGCTGTAATGCGCCATCCGGAAGGACCACGGGCTGAACGCCGGCTACGTGCTCGAATGCAAGCATTGGCTGAAAAGATGACGCCGAGCCTACCGAGGGAGCTACGGACTGGCCGCCCTCGGTATGGCTATGAGCCAACTAAGGAGCAACTCTCTGAGCGAGAGAAGCTGCTTCGGCGTCATGGTCCTCGAGCAGACGAGCGACAGGCTGATCGTCGTCAGGGCGATCGTCGGCAAATGTCAATGTCGGCGGCGGAAGTGGATGACTGGCTGAAACGAAACGGTATTTCTGGCGGAGATCGTCGTCAGGGCGATCGTAGACAAGGCGATCGTCGCCGATAGGAGCGAATAGATGACCGATATTGCGGTCTATAGAGACAAGGCAGTTTGGCAGAGTCGAAATCCAATTCTTGCAGTTAAGCAGCCAGGCTTTGAGCGGGATACCGGAAAACTCAAGATTGGTGATGGTAAGACTCGCTGGAACAGCCTGCCTTATCAGGACACTCCGCCTTATGTACTTCCCAATGATGACGAAACATCTGTCGGTACCTCACCATCTTCGGGCGGCACGGGTGGATCATCAAATTCACAATTTATTCGTCAGGTTGCTAATCCCACGGAACTAGCTGCCTATGTAGCGTCGTTGCCGTCCGGCACCGTCTATATCGTAGCGCAGCAGAATCCATTCGACATTCTCAGAGGAGTTAAGCCATGACAGGACCGACTAGCATCTTCTCTGAGCTTGCTCGCGAAGACACGCTTAAGGAACTTACCAACGTTCGTACGCCTTCTGGTGCTTTCGCGGTTGGTAACGCTCGTAGCAAGTTTCGGGATGGCTTCGCTTCGCTGCCGGTGGTTGACCCTGACACCTGGCTGCTAAGTAATCCGGCACCAGATACCGGCGATGGTCAGGGCCACATCGTCAATCAGGGTGGCAACTCGGCGGGCGCTGCGTATTTGCGAATCTCGCTTTCGCCGTTCCTTGACGACACCTCAGTGCTGCTGACGAGTAAGCAGAAGTTTCGACTCCCCACTCGAGTTGGCTTTGGAGTTTCGGTTTCGCAGCGAATTGCGGGTCAGACTATGTTTGTCGGTCTGGTGGAAGCTTCAGACACGGACCCGACACTTATCAATCGAATGCCTGAAGTTACGCCGGTTGCAATTACAGGAGCAACGGCAACGATTTCGAACAATACTGGCACATTTACCGCGGTGAATCACGGTCTACGTTCTGGCGATCGTGTTATTATCGTTGGTTGTGCAGATAAGCGACTGAATGTTGGCCCGGTTCAGCTTACCGTAATTGATCGCGATACGATTAGCGTGCCCGTAATTCAGGGCAACACAACTTTTTCGTCCGTTGGCGGTTCTATTCGGCATGCCGATCCGCTTTCTCGAGCAAACAACGGCCTTGGTTTGCTTTTCGAGCAGGCAAACAATAACCAGGCTAGCTTTACAGTTCGTCGAAATGGTGCTAAGTACCGGTTGCGTACTGTAAGCGTTGCTAATACTGCTTCAACGCAAGCTCATGCTGGCGGATATGCTGATGCGTTGGTTGCTAGTGCAAACCAAGAGTTGTTTGCCTCGATGGACGAGTGTTCTTATCGTTCTTACGGTGCAGACAGCAACGGCGGCATTACCGGTATTGAAAAGTACACGCAGTCAATTCCAGATGAAGAGCTGGACTATCGACTGCATATTCGTGTTCGCACGCTCGATGCATTCACGAAGCTCATTGCTCGAGTCGTCAGCATTGCAAAGACTGGTACCACAACAGCAACGGTTACGACCGATCGTCCGCATGGTGTAGTAGCGGTTGATCGAGTAGGTCTTGGTGGTTTTCGAGACACTACAAACTTTCCGTTCTCAGGCGATCTTCCGGTTCTTTCCGTTATTTCGCCGACTCAGTTTACGGTCAACATCGGCCCTGCCACTACGGTAACCGACACTACTGGCGGAGTGATGTGGAGCAACCAGGGCGGTGTCTTCAACCCTGGTGTTATTTCCAATGCACAGCTTTCGACAATTTCTCGAACCGGCAATGTGCTAGTGCTTACCAGCACCGGTCCGCCGGCCGGTGTACTTTCGGGCGAGTATGTCAACATTTGGGGTCTTAACGGTCCTGGTGCTGCAGCATACGAAGGCGCTTATCGCGTACTTCGCATCTCCGGTAACAACGTTGAGGTTGAGGCATCTGGTCCCGATTTCGCTGCGATTACCACAAGCGGCATTATTGTTCGTCGTAGCGAAGTTCGACTGCACTTTGTTCGAGTGTTGGACCACACTCGGCATTTCGTTGAGGTGCTTGGCGGTCGTGGTAACACGAACGACACGAACAACTCGGTTCCTATTACGATCGTTAACTCGGCTACGATTCCGACATCTATTCGAAACGTTCTTGCTTCTGCTGCACTTTCTACTACGGTTGTTTCAGCCAACGGAAACTATACGCAGACTGGCTATGACACCGGATCCGCGGCTAGCGATCAGAATGGTCGCAGCCGTGTATTGGTTATGCATACGGCGGGGCAGACCCACGGTCATTTGACATTTGAGCAGTCTAATGATGGGACTACTTATCGCGAAACCTATCGCTCACCGGTACCCTCTGATGGCGCTTACCATCTTCACGAAACGTCTGTACACATGCGTTTCACTCGGTGGCGTTTCTTCAATGGGACAGTTACGCAGACGGCTTTCTTTATCGGTCACGTTGCGAATCGTAGCGAAACGGTTGATGAAAGTGGAAAGACGCTACTCTTTCCTGCCACACCGAATGCTGGCGTTGCACTGGCTGCAAATGCTAGTCAGATTGCGCCGAGGCTGGATTTGGGCGTCGAGCACAAGTGGGATCGTGTTCGTGCTTGGGCCGTTTCAGATCAGGCAGGCACGTTGACCATTCAGCAGTCGATGGACGACACTACTTGGTTTGCTATTGATCAGCCAGCGTCGCCACCGGCGCTAGCCACCAATGGCGGGTTCATTGAATCGCGTATTACTATGCGGTATGTGCGTGCCGTTCTCGTTAACGGCGCCGCCGCAGCTACGGGTGTGCGACTCGTCATGGCTCTGGTTTCTTAAGGAGTACGCCATGCAATACGACAAGGAACCAACTAACCTGGCGTCGTTTTACGGCTGTGGACTTTGTCCAGCTTGGTTTCAGGTACTGAGCCCTGATATTGATCCGCAAACCGGTCAGCAGCGGTACGATCCGGAGTTTGATCGCTACTACGTGATCAATGATGAGGAAGCCGCTTGCGCCGAATTGTGGGCGCACGCTGCTGAGGTGCATGGTACGTGATTCGACACTGCTAGAAAGGAGGTGATCATGGCACTAACTGCGGATGACGTCCTTGCGCATTACGGCATTCGAGGTATGAAGTGGGGGCGTCGTCGAACACGAGCACAAATTGACAGTTCGCCGGATGCGCCTGAACATACGCGAGCTCGAACACTCCAGACGGTCGCCAAGACGGCTGGTACTCGCAAGCTCAGCAACAAGGATTTGCAGGATCTGACTTCGCGTCTAAATCTTGAGCAACAGTACAGCCGACTTACCAGCAACGACAAGAACAAGAATATGGTTGCTACTGGCGCGAAATGGTTTGGCGGCAAGATTCTTAAGATTGGTGACATGGCAGTTGATGAAGTCGCCAAGGCGCATGTTCGGGTGGCGTTGGCTTCGAAGGGGGTTCTTCCTTCAGCTGGCAAGAAGTAGAAGGGAGGATTGGCGATGAGCGAAAGTGTAATGTCGAACACAGAGACACCGTACTACTACGGTTTGTTTCGGGACGCTGTTATTCGCGGCGAGATTCCAGTAAACCGCGAAGTGTCCATGGAAATGAATCGAATCGACGCGCTCATCGCCGATCCGAACTTCTATTATGATCCTGCGCCGGTTGAGGGATTCATTCTTTATTGCGAGAATGAGCTCACGCTAACTGACGGCAGCGATCTGCATTTGCTCGACACCTTCAAGGTGTGGGCCGAGCAGATTTTCTGCTGGTATTACTTTCAGCAGCGAAGTGTGTATGAGCCGCGAGCTGATGGCCACGGCGGCAAGTATGTCAACAAGCTGGTCAAGAAGCGGCTTATTACCAAGCAGTATCTGATTGTGGCTCGTGGTGCCGCCAAGTCGATGTATGCCGAATGTCTGCAGGCATATTTTCTCAATGTTGATACTGAAACCACGCATCAGATCACCACTGCGCCAACGATGAAACAGGCCGATGAAGTGATGCAGCCCTTTCGGACTGCAATTACTCGAGCTCGCGGTCCACTGTTTCGATTTCTCACTGAGGGATCGATGCAGAACACCACGGGGAATCGGTTTCTGCGACAGAAGTTGGCAGCCACGAAGAAGGGCATCGAGAACTTCCTGACGGGGAGTCTGCTCGAGGTTCGACCGATGTCGATTGGCAAGCTTCAGGGACTTCGCCCAAAGGTATCCACGGTTGACGAGTGGCTATCTGGCGACATTCGAGAGGATGTCGTTGGGGCGATCGAACAGGGCGCGTCGAAGCTTGACGACTTTCTTATTGTGGCGATTAGTTCTGAAGGTACGGTTCGAAACGGCTCGGGTGACACCATCAAGATGGAGCTCGCCTCCATTCTCAAGGGTGACTACCTCGCGCCGCATATTTCTATCTGGCATTACAAGTTGGATGACGTCGAAGAAGTTGCTGATCCGGCGATGTGGCCCAAGGCTCAGCCGAATTTGGGTAAGACGGTTACTTATGAGACGTACCAACTTGACGTAGAGCGCGCAGAGAATGCGCCGGCTTCGCGAAACGATATTCTCGCCAAGCGATTCGGCATTCCGATGGAAGGCTACACGTACTACTTCACTTATGAAGAGACATTGCCTCATCGCCGTCGTGAATTCTGGAACATGGTTTGCGCTATGGGCGCTGACCTTTCCCAAGGTGACGACTTCTGTGCATTTACGTTCCTCTTTCCGCTCGGCAATGGTTCGTTCGGCGTCAAGACTCGGAGCTATATTACCGATCTTACGCTGTTCAAGCTGCCGGGCGCTATGCGGCAGAAGTATGAGGAGTTCATTCAAGAGGGCAGTCTTCATGTTATGGAGAACAGCAACGTTCTCGACATGATGGACGTCTACGATGATCTCGATAGGTATATTCAAGACCAAAGGTTCGACGTAAGAGCTCTTGGATACGACCCCTACAACGCCAAGGAATTCGTTGAGCGTTGGATAGCCGAGAACGGGCCGTATGGAGTTGAGAAGGTTATCCAAGGAGCTAAGACCGAGTCCGTTCCACTCGGTGAGCTAAAGATTCTGAGCGAACAACGCCTTCTTATTTTCGATCAGAATCTAATGTCTTTTACGATGGGTAACGCCATCACAATCCAAGACACTAACGGCAACCGTAAGCTACTCAAGGCACGACGCGAAGAGAAGATCGACAACGTCGCAGCCATGATGGACGCCTATATTGCCTGGAAGGCTAACAAGGAGATGTTCGGATGACACTCGCTGAAAAGCCAGAGCTTGACGACGCCTTGTTGGTGCATTACGGCATCAAGGGCATGCGCTGGGGACGACGCAAGGCGCCAGAATCCGGCGGTGGTTCTTCTCGGCCGGCTAAGTCAAATCGATCGACTCGCTCGATTCAGAAGGTTGGCTCGCCTAAGCAAAAGATGTCGACTAAGAAGAAGGTGTTGATCGGAGCGGCGATTACAGTTGGCGCTGCGGCTGCTGCTGTGCTTATGACTCGAACTGGCCGTACCAAGGTTGGCGAGATTGTGACGACCAACTACTTCCAGGGTCGTCAGCAACGAAACAATGATTCTAAGTCGCCATTTGCTGCAATCAGCCAGCCGTTCAAGGACGCGGGAATGACGCCGTCAGCAGTTAGTCGATCCATGTCGACAAAGACGCGCGATATTCCATCGCCAGATCAAATTAAACGCCAGCTAGCCGATCCAAACTTTGTTTGGGAGCTATAGCTTCGGAAGGAGGAGCGAATGACTAGCCTTATGGCAGAAAAGCCTCCTCTTGATGAGGCGCTCTTGATGCATTACGGCGTCAAGGGCATGCGCTGGGGCTTCGTTAATGAAGATCAGCTAACGGGTCGACAGAGTGGCAAAAAGGATGACAAGGACAGTAAGTCGTCTAAGTCTTCTGCTTCTTCCATGTCTACCAAGGATCGAGCGCTACTCAAGTCTGCCGGCGTTGACCCATCTGACGGGCCGAACCTTAAGTCGAAGTACGGTCCTGGCTCAATGGGTAAGCGAGACAAGGATCCTAAAGAAGGTCTTTCTGATCAACAGAAGGAAGTTCTTAAGGGCATTGCGACTGTCGCTGGTGTTGCGGCCGCTATGTATGCAATGTACAAGATTGGCGGCAAAATCGAAGAGCAGATGCAACTTGCTGCGCTTCGTGAGCAACTTGGCCCTGACGCCGTTGCTGGACGAGACCTTAGTAAATTCAACAATGAGTGGCTTTCCTACATCAAGAAGTCGGGCCTCAAAGAGGGCGGCTACTCGAAGCAGATGGTTGACGGACTTAGCAAAGACTCTGTCAGTGTTAAGGCCGGCAGCATATTTCGTCGAGTTTCGACGGAGAAGGAAATGTCCATTCGTCCCGGCGGCTTCTATGCTGCGCATACAGATGACGACGTAAATCGATACAAGGCGATTTTGCCGACGTTCTGGAAGTCCTGGGGCTTGAACAAGAGCGACGGCTATGTCGTTAATCTTAAAGCCAATGCGGACATTAAGGCTCCGTCACCGAGAGACACCTTTGAACGATTTAAGGGTATGCTGGACGATGACGTTCCCACCGGCG